GTGCACGCTCGGCGCTCGAGGCCGCGGGGGGCCCCACAGGCACGAGGGCCCGTCAATTAGCATGGCCCGAAGGCCAGCTAGCTGCTCGCCGGTCGCCCCACCGTGCCAGACGCGCGTCTCGAGTGCCGCGCACCCGGGCGCGCACTCGAGTGACTCAAGGCGCCCGTGGGCTTGGCGCACGCCAGCGGCGCGCTGGGGTGCCCACGCGTAGTCCAACGCGTCTAGGACGGAGTCAGTGATGACGACGTGGCCCAAGCCACGCCCGAGCCTCTGGGCCAGCGCCATAGCGGTCGGGGCGCCGCCGGCGAGCTCGGCCAGCGACGCCGCCTTCGCGCGCCGGAACACCGCCAATGGCCCGGTGGCGCGCGGCATGGACAGCGAACGAATCAGCGCCCGCGGCTGTGTCGGGAGTGACACTGCGCTGCCGTCTGACGCGCGGCCGTAGTGGGCGGAGCAGAACGCGGCGAGCGGGACGCCCAGCGGCGCCGTCGAGGCGTCAAGCCAACCCACAGACTGCCCGCCGTCGAAGCCCCACATGTGGAACAACGCCGTGGCAGCCCGATTGATGGCGGGAATCTCGGCCGCCGTAAGGGGGAACTGATCGAGTCCGTCGTCCCCCTCAACGGTGATCCGGATCTGCGGGTTGGTGAACCAGTCATCCCGTCCCAACGCAGTGAGGACGCCCGAACGCAGCGCGAAATGCAGCAGTCCGTTGGTGGCGGTGTTATCCGAATCGCCAGAGCGATGTAAACACCACGCAATCAACGAGACAAGCCGCCCGCGCGCGGTCGTCACGTCCTCCGTTGTGGGCATGAGCTCGTTCACGTAGATCGCCTCAACGATGCGCGCGAGCAAATCCGCAACCCAACCACGCTGATGTGGGCCCCAGGAGGTGTCCCAGGCACTGACGTCGCCACACAGGGCCCAGGGGCACCCTATGTGCTCCGCGAACGCCAGCGCCTTCTCGGCCTTTTCCGCCTCCCGGAGGCCCTTGACGGAGTGTGTGGCCCCGTGAGCACGGGCCAGAAACGTTGCGTAATACACCCCGTGCACGATCGTCGCCATCGCCGTGGGCGACTGATACGTGCGGGGATGCTTGTTTGCAACGTGCCACAATTCCATCTTGGTGGTGAGCGCGTGG